CGCAGGACCAATGTAGGTCCTTCTTTTCTACGTTTATGCGCTCTCCTTCTCCTTCTAAGCTACTTAAAATGCCTACGACTGTATTTCACAGATTTCAGTCTAAGTATAAAAGAAAGATTGAGACCAAGATACGACAGGTTTGGGCCCTACCTTTTTGTATCCAAACGTTAGAAGCTTTTTACTTTCGTGCCACTATTGATGGCGTTAAAGATTTCCTTGTTAAGAGAGATCTACCATGCTCCACATATGGGAGAAATTTGATTAGTATCTCTTCTTCTGTGATTAAGAAGTTCAGATCTTATAACGTTAGATTATTTTCGGCCGACGCCGAATCCTTTGATAGTAGTATCCCATTCTACTTCATTGCGCTATTTTTTGCAGTTCTTGAACTAGTGCGGGATGATCTAACACGTAAAGACGTTGCGGCCTTAAACTCACTAATGGTCTACTTTACGTTTACCCCTTATGCTTACAAGGGAAATAAGTTCAGACACCAAAACAGAGGCATTCCGTCCGGTAGTCTTTTAACTTCAATTTCAGGCACATTCTTTTCAAGAATGATTGCTAACTTTGCGCATTTATGGTTTACTGACGGTAGATACACAGCCAACGGCTTTGCCGTTTGCTTGGGCGATGATAATCTTTTTGCATTATCGCATATCACTAAAGAGCAAATCATATGGACGTACCAGCTATTTGGTCTTAGTGTTAATGCTGAGAAATCGTTCGAGTATGGACCTCGTGAAACTATTGATTTCCTCGGATATAAATGGGATAGAGAAAATAGACCCACTCAAGACATTGAGTGGTTCCTTGTGCATTTCTGTTATCCTCAAAGTTTCCTTAAGGTCACTGACATACCTCTTGCACTACTACAAACTTACAGGGCGATTTCGATCGCTGCTCCTTTGTATGGAGGGATGAAGATCTTTAGCCGTTATATTGGACGGTATGACGTCGTTTATAAGGTCATGTTATCCAAACTTTCTCGCGGAGAAGAAGTTTCTATCATTTACGTAGGTGAGGACAGGCGTTTTGATAAAGTTGTCGTCCCATTAGGCAACATTCTGAGAAAAGGATGGAAATACTACCAAAC